CCCCTCTAAAATTCTGAAAGGACTGACACCTCTATGGATGAAAAAAGGGAAAAATTGGTTCAGAACCTAAGCGCCCTCATTGAAGCCGCGAAAGTGGCGGAGCGGGCCGTCAATAAGATATACGACGCAGATTTCGAGTATTTCAAAATCCGCGTCTGCCCGCCGGATGGTCACGGGGTTCTCGCTGAGTATGATTGCAGCCCACCTATCGCTCACGAATACGCCGAAGTTGCGCATGGAAATTTGATAGAGCGCTGCGAAGAACTGCATAACGAGCTGATCGAGACCGCCTGACCCGATGACCACCTTCCGCAAAAACAACGCCTCGAAACCACGCTGGTCACGCCTCGCGCGTTTGCCCGGTCACGACTGTCTTCTCAGGACGATGGACCGCAACCAGTTTGGCGCGGACCAATACGGCGACCAAAACTGGCGCAACGGCACGGTCGAGGCGTATCTCGACGCGCTCATGCGGCACGCGTTAGCCCTATGCGGCGGGTCCGTCGAGGACGACAAAGATCCCGGCGCGCTCGCAGCGGGCCTACACCACACCGACGCGATCGTCTGGAACGCGCTGGTATTGAGCGAACTGATCGCAACACAAAACGGAGAAAACAATGAAACTGTTACACCGATGGAAGCACAAAATGTCCGAATTTAAACGTCCCGCGCGCGGCGGTTATCGCGAAAACTCCGGTCGCCCCCCCATGATGCCCGTCGCCGATCGTGTTGATCTGGGCCGAAAGATCTATCGTCTCGCGCTAGATCTACAAATCGAGGCTACCGCGCGCCGTCACCCCGAGCATGCTGACCAGCTCAAGGAGCTGAAGACGCGCACGCAGGTGTTCCGCTATTGCCGCCGCAACCGTATTAACGCGGTCAAAGGCGAGTGGGTCGCCGCTGCTGCGAAAGAGGTTTGGAAAGAGTATCTGGACAGCGCGCCGGACGTATCGAAAAGCTACGTCTTTAGCGCTACTACGGCCTGGGCGAAACTTTACCGGGACCACGAAAAAAAGGAGTTCCGGCAAAATTTTCGCATTGCTTACTAACGTAAAGCTGGTAACCTTGATCGCGAGGTTAGTCCTCGTTCTCTCCCAGGGGTCGCAAGGCCCTTGCCCCGATCGGCGCCAAAACTCTCATCCTCCCGAGTTTTTCCCTCGCCGGTCGGGGTGTTTTTTTGAGGGGGGCTTATGAATACGCAGTTTTCATCAACTAGTGAGATTTGGCGGCTTCCGCACGGCAACGTGCAAGTGTGTCTTTCCGGCGGGCGCAGTAGCGCTTATATGCTCGCGCGGCTTGCGGATGAAAACGACATCACTGATCCCCGCGTTCAAATCATATTTACAAACACGGGCCGCGAAATGCCCGAAACGCTCGATTTTGTGCGCGACCTACAGGCGCATTTCGGCGCTCCTATTGTCTGGCTTGAGTACCGCCCAGGACAAGAACAGTGGGAGCAAGTCGATCACGCAACAGCATCGCGCGACGGCGAGCCGTTCGCTGATCTCGTGAGGAAGAAAAATTATTTGCCAAACGCGGTTGCGCGGTTCTGCACCGCTGATCTGAAAGTGCGGCCCGCGAAGCGCTATCTTGTTTCTTTGGGGTGGTCCCGCTGGACAAATGCGCTGGGCATCCGCGCCGATGAAGCGCACCGCGCGCGCCCAGCAAAAAAGGAACGCTGGGAAAATTGGTATCCGATGGCAGACGCGGGGACCAGAAAAGCGGACGTTGCAGAATATTGGAAAAGCATGCCCTTCGATCTGCGCCTGCAAGCGTATCAGGGCAAAACGCCTTTCGGGAATTGCGACGGCTGTTTTTTGAAGTCCGAAGCGACGCTGGCGGCGTTGGCCCGAGACTTTCCAGATCGCGCGCAGTGGTGGCAGGATTTAGAAGCTGAAATCGGCGCAACATTCCACAAGAAACAGAGCCGCAAAGTCTTAAACAATTTTGTCCAGCAGCAGGGCGACTGGCTGTTTGACGACGAGGCCGCGCTTTGCCAAGTGGACGGGGGCGAATGTCATGGCTGACTGGTCCGACTACCTGATCAAGCTCCGCGACGATCCTGCGCTTTTCGTCACGCAGGTCATTGGAGCAACCCCGCAGCGCTGGCAGCGCGAAGTTCTAGAAAGCGTCCGAGACCATGATCGCGTTGCGGTCAAAAGCGGTCACGGGGTGGGCAAAAGCGCCCTCTGTGCCTGGCTAATCCTACATTTCATCCTGACCCGCTACCCTGTGAAGGTTCTAGTCACGGCCAACACGGCGAGCCAGTTGCATGACGTGCTGCGCGCCGAAATCATTAAGTGGGCGGGACAAATGAACGAGGCGTTTTCCAGTCAGCTCGAATTTACCTCCGACAAGATCACCATTCGCGGCGCCGAGGATAGCTTTGTTGCCTTCCGTACCGCTCGCAGAGATAACGTCGAGGCTCTCGCGGGCTTTCACGTCGCGCCGCCTGGTCAATTGCTTGTGGTTGCGGACGAGGCCAGCGGCATTCCCGACATTGTATTCGAGACGATCCAAGGTGCGCTTTCGACCGATGGCTCGCGCATCCTGCTGACCGGCAACCCGACGCGATCGTCTGGTTATATGCACAGCGCATTTACGCGCGGTCGGGCGAATTGGGCGCTGCACACTGTATCATGCCATGATGCCGATTATGTCCGCGCCGGGTTCATTCAGGAGATGGCCGACCAATATGGTGACGAGAGCAACGCTTATAAGGTTCGCGTTTTAGGAGAATTCCCCACAGCCGACGACGACAGCCTTATTCCGCGCCATCTGGTCGAAGCCGCGACAGAGCGCCAAGTCGAGCCGACGCTCGGCACGGCGACGGTCTGGGGTCTCGACGTTGCGCGCTTTGGTAACGACCGCACAGCCCTTGCAAAACGCCGTGGCAACGAATTGATCGAGCCGATCCGCTCTTGGAAGGATATGGACACCATGCAGACGGTCGGAATGGTGATCCAGGAATACGAGGCTACCGCGTACCAGGAGCGGCCTAGCGAGATCCTGGTCGATGTGATCGGGCTCGGGGCAGGGGTGGTCGATCGCCTTCGCGAGATTGATCTCGGCCCGCAGATCCGAGGGATCAACGTCGCCGAAAGTCCGGCGTTGGGCAATAAGTACAATAAACTCCGAGATGAGTTGTGGGCTAAAACGCGATCGTGGTTTGAACAGCGCGATTGCGTCATTCCCAAAGACGACAAGCTGATCGAGGAGCTGTGCGCTCCGACCTTCTCGTTCCTATCCAGCGGCAAGATGAAGCTCGAAAGCAAAGACGAGATGAAGCGCCGCCTTGGCAGCAACGCCAGCCCCGACCTCGCCGACGCCTTCGTTCTGACATTTGCGGGGACTGCCGCCCGTGCGGGGAATAGCGCTGGTTATCGTTACAACAGGCCGATCGAGTATAATGACGACTGGATCATCTGAAATCCCGCCCTGGGCGAAGATTGACTATCAATTTTATTTTGTCAGCGAGGACAACGATCGCGCGGTTGTCGGCGACAAGGGCGCTAAAACGCTGCTCAGTCGGGACGAGCTAAAGGCGCGGGCGATTGATTGCCGAGACAAGCTCGCGGCGCGGTTCAAGAAGAAATTTCGCACCATGACCGCCGAGGAAGTCGAGGCGTTTTTAGAGGAAAAAGCGCAAAATTTGTAATTAACTGCTCCGCGTGTTAATTAACTGACAACAAAGCAGTAAGGCAGGATAGACATGTATTTGAACCTTCGCCGCCGTCCCGCAAAAAAGAAACCCGCCGAAGCGCCCAAGGCCGAAGCGAAGCCCAAACGCCCTCGCGGCAGGCCCCGGAAGGCGAAGTAGATGCACGACGACATTAAGGCGCGTCTCGATGACGAGATCCGCGCGGCGGTCAACTATTCGGATACGCACTTTCAGCAGGACCGGATCGACGCGGCCAGAGCAATGCTCGGCAAGCCGTTTAACAAGACCCCTGCCGGGCGATCGAGCGTTGTTTCGACCGATGTAAGCGATACCGTTTATTATTTGCTGCCACAGCTCCTCGACGTGTTCTATCGCGGCTCTGAGATCGTGCGGTTTGTCGCCCGCAACGCGGATGACGAGGAAAAGGCGATCGCAGCGACGGCGCTGGTTAATCATATCTTCGGGCAGCAAAACGAGGGCTTTACCGTCCTCTCCGACTTCCTGCTTGATGGCCTGGTCAACAAAGCGGGCGTTCTCAAGGTCTATTACGAGGATTTGACCACCGAGGAGATCACGACCGAGGAAGTGGACGACGCCCAGCTTGCCTCGCTCCTCGATCAAGGTTTTGACATCATCGAGAGTGACGAGGACGAGGAG